ACCAATGACTGCAATAGGGGTACCTATTCGACACAATTTACTTATTGGTAGTACAGTCAGAATAACTGGAACTAATTTTGATGGCGATTACGAAGTAAAAAGAGTTGGTTTAGATAATGGTGATTTAAAAGATTATTATTTTTGTATTGATATTTTATCACAAAATATTCTTATTGATAATGATAGTAGAATGAAGAAAGTTTACAAAGGAATTGAATGTGAGTATTATTTTAGAAAATTCACTAAAGTTAAAACCAAATCAAGCAATATAATTAAATCTGATGATTATGAAATATATAAATTAGCGTTTTCTGAAAATATTTACGCAGATAATATAACACAATTTATTTTTAATGAAGATATTGATATTAGTAATTTAGTTGACAATTTAAATAGGCCATTAAGCGAATTATATTTAAGTATTATTAAAACCGATAGTAACAATATTTTTACGTCTGTATCTTCAGGTATAGAAGCACCCGATATTTCTGATTTAATTAATTATAATACATGTCCATATTTAAAAGATATTCCAATAATACAATTAATTCATAATGCGGCACCAAGTCAAACAATTCCAAATTCATACAATTCATTACAATCAAATATAACAATAAATAATGCTGATTTTTATGGTGATGTTGTTGAATATAATGTAGCAACTTTATCTGAAACAACCTTAGCCGATGTAATGAATAGATTTAATACAATAAACAGAGAAACTAGCACAGGATTAGTTGCTAGCGGTCCCAGACCTGAAGGATATTTTTATAATTCACATTATAGGCTAAAAATAAGAGATTTTTCTAGTTATATTGAACAAGGAGATGAATTTACGGCAGGTATACCAAATTATGCAGTTAATTTAGGTGATGGTAGATATATTTGGAGAGACTTATTAGACATTGGAAAAACCGACATTAATGTTGATATTGTAAATTATCCATTTACTAATGGCTGTCATTATATATATGATAATTTTTGTTTTGACGTTAAAAGACAAGACCCATTTGACAATTGGAATATGTATTATGGTCAATTTCCTGCTGACCCGATAGGAAATGCAATGACAAATAATTTTAAAATAAATTCAGCAAGCAATGTTTGTTAGTTATAAAATAAACCCATCTTTATTAAGCGGTGCAACAGCAACAACCATAGATTTCCCAATAAATATGGAATATCAACTTGTTGATAATTCAGAATTGGTTGAACGTGTATTTGTTAATGGTGAAATAGAAAAATCCGTAAATCCAATATTAGATTATGAAAAAGCTAGATTTATTCCAGTATATGATAATTTAAAAAATGTAGATACAATAACGTACATCGTTAGTCTTTTAGGGTCAAATGGTAACTTAAACATACCAACATATTATTCAGATATTGAAATAAAAAATGATGATATAAAATTTAAAAAAAATGCATTTACTGAAAGTGCGTTAATTTTATCGTTTTATGATAATGATAATCCATTAACACAAAATTTAGTTACTGAAATAGAAATCTATAGTCATTTATCTAGTGGTGATTATTATGTAAGCAGCACGTCAACACAAATAGCTGGTCAACCAAAACCAGCAAATCAAATTCCATTAAAATTTGTTTTATCTAACCCATTAACAACACCAGTAGGTTTTTATGAGGGATACCATATCTATGCATACAGAGATGAATATTTAGTTAATAATCCACCTAAAAGCTTGTATATGAAAGCGCAATATTTTAGCGCCAAAACTGGTAAAATACTTAATTTAAGTACATCATCATCAGCATACCCAATTAATAATTTAATATATAAACTATATACAAAATTTGATTTGTATCGTAATACAACAGGATTTTATTATAGTTTAGATACCACCTATTCAACAAATGTACAATATTCAAGCGTTAATAATCCAAATTTAATGAATTTAACAATAAATCTTTATCAAATACAAGCATTATAATGGAATTAATTCAAAGAAAAATATTATTAGAAGACTGTATTGATAGAAACTACAACAGTCCAACCTATGGAACATTAACAGCGACATCATTTTATATAAATGTATCATTAATGCAAAACATTGATGATATGGGTATGTTCACAGATATTATCTATACACCAAATTTTGTAGGTCAAGACACAAAGGTAGATTATACACCATTAATTAATAAATTATCAATTAGTGGTATTACCTTTCCATTTATGAATGGCATTACACCAAACGCTGTTCAAACATTAAATGCTGATATTAGGGCTACAGGAACTACACAGGCTGATTATTATGATTATCGCAATAAAACAATAACAGCAAGCACAGACTCTAAAATTGAAGATGTTAGAGCCTATGGAGCCAATCAACCATATCGTATAAATTTTAACACAAATACCGAAACGTATATTAATTTTTCTGGTCAAACAATAAACGGAGTTGATAGGGTAACACAATTACTACCAAATCCAACATATGTTTTTAATGCTGACGTTAATGATTTAAATATTGGAACATTAAATCAAAAAAATGGTCTTTTATATATTGATGATACAGCAACAACGGTTACTACTGTTTCATATATTGGTGAGGGATGGAATCAAACTAATATTTCATTATCAGCATTGACCAAAGAAGAATATTTATTTGGAATAATTTCCAAACCAGAAATTAAAAGCGATGTATTTATAGATAGAGGACTTACAGTTGTGTTTGAAAGACAATTAAAATTATCAGAGATAACAAATTTAAATGAATTAGCAAGATATAATAAGGGATATTATAATTTAACCAAAAATTAAATTTTTAGTAATTAATAAAATAAATAATAAATAATATGAGTGTCGGTACATATGGTATAGTAAGACCAGCAGACGTAACACCAGATGATGTGGAAATATTCTACACATTTTCAGCGTCTAGAGATAAAATAGGTAATAATTTAGTCAAAATTGCAAATACTAATGATGTTTTATTAAAGGTTAATAACCCTAATAGAGTAGATTCAGGTATAACAAGTTTTGAAATGTTTGGTGGTATGTACACACTCAAATTGCCAGTAAATCTTTTTTCAACTAAAGGAATATACACAATTATCATTAAACCTGTTGAAATAAGAACTAAAATAGTTGATGTTGGAGTTTTATCAGCATTTCCTGATATTAAAGGACTTTTATTTGATTTAGCAACAATACCTAATAACTTTTTAAATAGATTTGAAAATAATGGTTTAATTGGTTATAGAATTGAATATTTAAACCCATCAGCAACAGATGCTAAAATAAACAATCTTTTTAGGATTGTAACTTCAAATAATAGAGCCGAACCTGTCAATCAAAATCTTACCAATACTAATCAAAAAGCAATTAGATATCGCTTTAATGATAATTCGACATTGGTTTTTTGTACAATTTCACCAAATTCAGCATCAAACGTACAACCAAATACATTTCCATTTATTGGACAACCAAATCAAGATGTAATCATTACAAACAGTTTCTTTAATCCAATAATGATTGAAGTTGAAATGGTTGAGCACGATGTTGAAACACTTGCATACGCACTATTTGGTAATCAAAGTAAATCACTTGAAGATGGAATTTACACAATATATAACTTTAATAATGAAATATATAAACAATATGATTTGTATGAAATTAAAGATGTATATACAGGCGCACCATTGTTTGAAATTAGAGAACAAAGAAATAACGTAGATTTTAGTAAGAATTTTAATACAATAACAAAAGTATAATGAGTAACGAAAGAATAAAAGTTGCAGGGTATTCACAAAATATAGTTTACGATAATAAAATTGAACGTAGAAATTTTTCACCAGATTTAGTTGGTTTACAATTAACTAGCGCTGGTGGAACACCATTGTTTACAATGGGAAATTTTGCAATAACGACAAATTTTGACCCTAAAATTAATAAAAATTTTGCTACTAGTAGTTTTTCTAATTTTGTTAGCCTTACTGATTTAGATTTAACGTATCAAAGTGCGTTAGAATTATTAACCAATAATGCAGGTGTATTATTAAATCTTGATAAAAGAAATCTATCAAACTATGCACTTTTTGGTTCATTTAAAGAATTTGCTAGAGTTGCATTAGAAAATATTATTACAAATTGGCCAGCAGCATTATATATGAATCCAACATATTCATTTGCACCATTATATGTGACGCAATCAGGATATACTGTTGAAAATTATTATTTTAATGTTTTTGAAAACAAATCTAACTTTAAAATTAGTACAAATGTAATTAATAATAAATTTCAAATCAATTATCTTAAAAATGGTTCATTAGCTGCAACATTTAATGCTAGCAATGACTTAAGAGATTTAATCACAAATTATGCTTCATATTCGGTCATGATTAATAGTAAGGAATATGACCTTATTGGATTTACAGGTGCAACAACTATTAATGATGATTATATTTATCTTAGCGTAAGTGGGAATGTCTTTTCAAATGTTATTGATAATGGTTATCCAATTTATTATATTAAACCCAATAAAATAAATGAAAATTTATTTTATAATACATTACCAGATTTTGAATATTATTTACTAAACAGATTAGTCTATCCAAAATTTACGGCTAATTTTGATTTTACGATAAAATCAGATTCAGGTGCACTTGTTTATACCAATAAAAATATTACATGGCCCACAACCGATGGTTATAATATTGATTTTGATACCGAAGAATATAGTGATTATGCAACAACATTATTAGATATATCATCAAATTTTGACTTAACAACAAGTAATCTTATTGTTAGATTTTTAGTAACAGAATCAATAACAGATTTTGATACCACAGATATTCATTTTGACCCATTAGATGAAGATACATCAGGTCAAAAAATGAATAAAACATTAACAATATATGGTGCTGAATTTGATAAGTTAAATACCTTTGTAACAGGAATAAAATTTGCAAACACAGTAACTTATAACAAATACGATAATACTCCCGACATATATCTTAAAAATATTTCTAGAATATTGGGTTGGGATGTAATTTCATCAGTTTTAGAAAATAATCTTTTAAAAAGTTATTTAGAACCAAAACCATCAACATATAGTGGACAAACCGTTGGTTTAACAGCCGTTGAAGCTGATATAGAATTATGGAGGCGAATTATTTTAAACACGCCTTGGATTTGGAAATCAAAAGGTACTCGTAAAGCGATTGAATTTATGTTCAAGTTTATAGGTACCCCATTAGGATTAATAACATTCAATGAGTATGTTTATTTAGCGGAAAACAAAATAGATATCGATGTATTTCAAAAAGCATTAGTATTAAACGGTAGAAATAATGACATATCTCAATATCCAATAAGCCTTAGTGGGTATCCAGCTCCGTTATACAATACACCTGAAATGTATTTTCAAAATAATGGATTATGGTATAGGGAAACTGGTGGTAGTAATGCTTCATTAGACATAACATCTGGAAATAATCCACACGCTGGCCCATATGATGGTGGGTATAAATACATTAATCAATTTAAAGAGTTAATACCTAATTTTTCAGCAGTTACAATAACATCTGAAACATCAACAACTAGCACGAGTAACTTATTTACCAACTATAAAAGCGGTACAATGACATCTTATACTGGTAATACATATATTGACATTTCAACCGAAAACGGTGTTGATTTTGCAAATTGTTACGTTGTAGATACATCCATTACACAAGACCCTAAAAAACGTAAGGATGAAACAGATTGCGGATGTAATAGTAATGAAACAAAACTTAAATCTTTAAGTATTTGCATTAGTAAAAACGAAGGGGTTACACATAATTGTAGTAAGGATATTGCTAATACATCAATAATTGATAAAAATGGATTTTATACCTATAATTTTTATCAGTATAATTTTGACGGTACGATTTACCCAACAAGTGGTAGCCCAGTATATTACACTTCAGAATTTGTTGATAAACAATGTTGCAGTTCAAGTAATAAAACACCATATTACTATGATAAATTTGTTGGTACGGGTGGTACAGAAGAACCATTTACCGCAGTAAATAGTGGATACATTTGTTGTAATTCGGCTAAAAACACTTGTGGTTGTTTAGTAACTTGTAAATGGTTATTGTCACCACAAAAATGGATTTATTTACCAAATGACACATCAAAATACATTGTATTTATTTCACCCGATGGTATAACAAGATTAACATCTCAAGATGGCTGTAATTGTATTGGTGATGGCTATAGCACACCAATATACATTTCAGCATCAACTACTGATTTTGGATACGCATGTCGATTAACCAATAAGGGTATTAAAGATATTGATACCGACAATTCAATAATAAATAAAACATATATGTCAAGAACACAAGAAAAAATACCGTGTAATAGCATATATGTTTAAACGTGTAAATAACAATAAACTTTGCAACCATATAATAAAAAATGAACCCACTAAAAGCGTGTAAAACAAGAGAAGAATTAATTAATAATGGACAAATCGTTAACAATTCAAACGGTACGATATCAGTATATACGATATCGCCATCAACAGGAAAGTTAGCACCATATGCATTAACAAAACCTTGTTGTGAAATATTAGGTCAAGGGGCTTATTTTGACACTAAAACACAAAAATGTAGATGGTCAAGTCAAAATTCTAATGGTTGTGATTATACAACACCATTTAATTTAGTATTAAATCCAAAGGGTAATGACGGTAGTATATTTTATACACTAACG